AAAGACTCCATTATTATTTTTTCGGACCCGGAGTATGATATAATAGCATTGTATGCATCCTGCGAATGGTTTGCGACAGGTTGGCTGCCGGTTGTCAATGATTGAATGATTGGTCGTTGAAAAGAAATGCAACTGTGCCGCAGGCACATCGGCGAAGCCGAACAACGGAAGCTCCGTATAACTTAGTAATCCAGGTCGATCTCTTTGACCTTGTAGTCGAATTCTTCCCTGATGTAAATCCGAATCCTCTCTTCCATGTGACGGAACAGGGTATTACGCCAGGACTTGTAGCAATATGAGTCGGCAATATCGAAGACCTTACACTTATCCTTGCCTTCTTTCAATCGAAGGCCCCTGCCAATTGCTTGTCGGATCTTATTGTTGCTCTTTCCTGGTAGGGTAAAGATGAGGTTTTCCAAGGATGGGATGTTGGTTCCAGTGGACATGATAGAGCTCGTTGCCAATATGATAGCATTACTCTGAGTCTCCACGATCTTCCTGATCGATTCCCTCTCTTCCCCATCGACTCCGCCATGGATGAAGTGCACTGGTCTATCCGGATCGGCATATTTCTTCACTTCATCATATAGGACTTGGCCCTGCTTGTTGACAAAGTTGAATAGAATAAGTGTGTTTCCACTACAGGCCACGGCCAATTTGGAAATAAATCTATTCCTCTCGGCGCAACCAACAACGTGATTGATCTCCTCCTGGAACTGCATCCCCTTGAATGCCTTTCGGTATTGTTCGGGGTGCTTTAGCAACAGGATTCGAATATCAATTGGGGATGCTTTCTTTGCATCGATGAGCTGGCGAGCAGTGATGATTTGTTTGATTGGGCCGAACAAACCAGTCAGGACCAACTCGTTGATCTTGGAACCATCCATTGTACCAGTGGTCCCAATTCGATACTTGGTATCTTTGAATGCCTCAATTAGCTTCCCCAACTCCTGGCTCTTGCATCCGTGTGCCTCATCCCCGATGATTACGTCAGTAGATTCTGAGATCTCTCGGAATAGCTTTGGATCATTCTTCATGATCGAGAACAATGACTGCCAAGTGGAGATTATCACACCCTTGGAGAAATCCCGATCTTCCCCACCAAACAGCCGATGAACATGATCGGGGACTGACCAATTACCACCAGAACTGTAATCTTCAAAGTCTGAATACATCTGGTGGACCAGACTGATGTTTGGTACAATTAGGACGACCTTCTTACCCTCGTCGACCCTCTTTCGGATGATGGAGAAAATCATTGCAGATTTTCCCGAAGAAGTGGATGATAGAAGAATTGACCTGTGGTGACTCAGCCCGTGGTGAATTGCGACCTTTTGATAATCGGTCAGCTCAATCGGTTTCCCTCTCGCATGAAGATGTAGGGAAGCAATATATCGATCGACTTCCTCCATTGGGATATCATCCATGGAACTCGGATCACCAACAATCTCATATTCATACCGGAGATTGTTGAGGAGCTTCTCCAGCACTGGGAGCAATCCCTTATAGAGTGTCTTTCTACGAGAATCGAATAGCCTAACTCGACCATCCCAAATTCCAGCCTTGAATTTCGGTGTGTACTTGTACCCAGGGACAAAGAACATGAACGCATCGGAGATCTCCTGCTCGATACCAAAGTCATCGCAGAATACCCTGATGTGAGTCTCATTCGTTGTCTCTATTTTGATCATGCGCCTGCTCTGAATTTTTGCCAATCCAACATGGATTTGATGGTGAAGGACCTAGATTTGATCTCCCCCATCACGGACTCCAGGAAATAGATCGCTGTTTTGATATATTGCTCCCGGAGGACATTGTCCTGGAAGAGGGGGTCTGCATCGATGAGATTCTCGATCTCTGCCTTGAGTGATTTATATTGCCACTGATCCCTGCCAAACTCCACCAACTCCCCTTGAGTCATATCCCCACGATAGTACTTGGCTAGAATACTGTGGGTGGTGGTCAGATCCTTCTGGACCTTTGCAAGCTTCAACTTGTACGTGATCAGTTCATTCAGGTAGAAACTGTGCAACATCGGGGTTTCCCTGGCCGATTTGCCAATATCAATATCATCTAGTTGGCAGTCTTCTGCCCAGCGAGTTTTCAAATCATCTAGGGTCATACGAGATCAGGTGTAGGCTTTCAATCGGTAAAAAGAATATTCAAACGTCACCGTGGCAGTCAATGGGGAACTGTCAGAGTTGGTGCTGGAGAAGTTAAGACCACTGAGTGATGTTGGGAAACAATCGACAAACTCCAGGGTAGCAATTGGTCTATTTGAGTTCCCAAGAATAGTTAGGTTCCCATCGGTGTATCCACTGGCAAGCTCCGATGGTGACATTTCGTTCTTCTTATCCGCCATCAGATCCCTATACAATTGGTGACCTTCCGGATACCCGAGTCGCATGATCCAATTATGAATCGCCTTGTAATTCTTCATTTGCTCGTCGACAATGAATGTGCATTGAAGCGGTGAATAATCCATCGTCTCCCCTGGAATTGGGATCTCGTGTACACTGGATGACTGAATCGCAACACCCAAGTTAACTGCCGGCACTTCTACTTCTTGGACAAAGAATGTGATCTCTGGGAACTTCACCATGCTTAGGATATAGTTCCCACTGCCGTACAGTGGGTTGATTGTTTCGGGGGTGGGGCAAGTTAGCACTGGCATGTTTTGATTTTCTTTCGTTTGAGCTCTATTGTGTATGATCTGGCATCAACTGTGACATTTCATTCAGCATACTCTCTTTTACCAGCCTTCATCAATTGGCTGAACTTTGAATCCACGACCAAAGTTCCATTGGAGTATATCAGGGGTAACGTGTTGATCTTTACCCTCACGGAGCTTCGATCCACCATAAGAACCCCCCCCCCCAGGAAAGAAACTTCGATTGGGGACTCTACGCCAATTGAAACGTAATTTCCAGGCGCGATGGATTCTCGGAGGTATTCTTTGAATGATAGCATGCAATTTCCCCCTTTGGTTATTTATCGGTTGCCGGGCATTACCCATTTCTTTGTCCCTGGTCCGTAGTATGTGAAGTAGCCGTTCAGAACCATGTTCTGCACTTCCGTTAGGTCTGGATCATATTTCTCGAGCAAAGAATGGAGTTTCTTTTTCTGGAACATTCGCCTATTGAACAGCCTACCATCTTTCGCGTACCAAAGATCATCCTTCGACTCGCCGGATAGGGTGAATCCTATCTTTGAGTAAACAGAACCATCGGAATACGCATTGTTGGAAAACGTGATGATTTCTGGGCAATCCTTCATTGAATTGAAAGAAGAGAGCAATTTTGATGCTCCGCCCATGACAGCCTTGTCTGTGTAAACTAGTCTATTAAGGTACCAGCTACCGCTCACGAGAACAAACCCCATAGCAGCAACGATGCCAAATTTTGGATGTATTAACGCAAGACGAATATGACTCTGGCATTTACTCTGTATGTGCCATTTCTCGTTTATCTGATCAAACGATGCCTGACTAATTTCTTCGACAGTGCAATCTCTTGCATTCAGTCTTTCATGCCTCACTAATTTTGATCTGATGAAATTCCGCAATTTTACGGCAGGGACGGCGCTTGGCAACTGGAACAACGTAAATCCTTCATCCCTTGTATCCATCAGGTCAGAATAGAGCTCGCCTCGTGCGTAATTTCTATCGAGGCAATTCACACGAAAGCCAATAGGTCCTGTGATGTAGGTAGAACCACGGATAGAGTAATTCACACCATCCCTATCCAGGATCTCTTGGATCAGATCTTTTTCTTGCATTTGTCAAAGTGCCAACGCTTCATTGCGGGTCCGTTACCAGTGTGATCACAGTAAGGGCAAGTTGATTGTAATTGGCTGTTGTGAGTGCCGCTCTTAACTGCTTCCAGTGCAACTCTTCTTTGGTGTTCTTTCATTTCGGGCTGATGCATGTGAAAAGTCCCCTCTTCTATTCTTTTCTTCTGAACCGCCTTACTGTGAATAGAACCCCGTTCCCCGGCAAGCGGATGTTCCCCGTTTCTAACCAGTCTATGCTGGGTTTCTCTGACTTTTTCTCTGTGATCAAGTGATTGAAAATTATGCTCCCCACCCTCGATCCTTTTCTGTTGGCTCTCCATTGATCTGAAGTATCCGGAATTGCCTCTTGTAAATGGATTTCTCCCCTCCGCGGTTATCTTATTCAGGTAATGGGAGGTCGATTCCGAATCAAACCCATCACCACCCCTAGTCATGTTGTAACCCTTTTCGTTACCATCAAGAATGCAACAGTCGTTCTCTTGGATAGCCAATCGCTCCCCCTCAGAACCATCCCCAATGGCATCACACAATACCTCTAGCTCAAATGATTCTTCCCCGTATTTCCGAATCGCTCGATGGAAAAGCAATTCTGATCCCTTTGATGCGGCATTCTTGTGTGCTTCCCACCTTTGAGGTGGGTCTTTGGATTTCCCGATGTAAACTTTGTCATTGATGAGGTTTCTGATCCTGTAGATTTTCATCCATTTTCCTTTCGTTTACTTAGTATATAAGGGCAATAGAACGAAAATAATGTTGGGGTTGTGTTCTATAGATTATTTTTTCCTAAATAAAGAAGTATATTGAAACCTATATGCAAATTAAGGCTAGAAAATGATAGATAAACTGAAAGAAATTAGAAACACTGCTCGAAAAATGCAAGAATCATATCTTAGGGGTCATGGTCTTTTTGATTTTATTGAAAGGGAAACTATTGGTCTCCCAGAGAAATGGAAAATGAAAGAAAAGATTGACTATATCATTGAGGGCAAACCACAAAATTTCTGTCACTGCGGTAGTATTCTCAAGATCGGACAAAAATACTGCTCCGCTCAATGCACTGGGAGAGCACCGGAAGTCATTCAGAAAATCAGCGTTGCTCAAAGGGAAAACAAGAAAGAGAGAGCCGAAAAGACGCGCACAACTATGCTCAGGAAGTACGGGGTGACTCACAACAACCATTTGCCGCATTGCAAAGAGTCGCGGAAAAAGAAGAAAGAGATTTGGATAGAAGAAACAAAAAGAAAGACATTTGAAAAATATGGATTAGACATTTCGAATTTTGACTCGATCGAGAAGCTTAAAGAAATCATTTCGTTGCATAACAACTTTGCTGATCTTCAGGAAAAATCTTTCAACAATATGTCGGTGATGACAATATATCGCCATATGTGTTCGTTTGGCATAAAAAAGATTTATGAGACGAAGATCTCTGCTGGAGAAAGTCAATTGAGGAATTTCATAGAACCGCTGGGTCTGAATGTCGTCTTTAACGATAGAAAAATACTTGATGGGTATGAGATTGATATTCTCATCCCAGAAAAGGGAATAGGTCTAGAATTCAACGGCATCTACTTCCACAGCGAAAAAAAGAACCCCGATAAACCAGATTATCATAAAATGAAGTGCGATAAGGCATTGTCTGCAGGAATTGAATTGATAAGCGTTTTCGAACATCACTGGTTCAATAAAAAAGCAATTGTTCAATCGATGATCAAAGCCAAATTGGGAATATTTGATCATCGATTATACGCAAGAAATTGTATCGTCAAAGAAATCTCCCACAAAGAAGCAGCCGATTTCTTCGAGGAAAATCATCTACAGGGTAGTTGCGCCTCTTCTGTGAGGATAGGTCTCTACCTTTCCGGTTCACTTGTTTGTTGCGCTTCTTTTGGGAAGTCGAGGTTTGATAAGAATTTTGATTGGGAACTAATTCGATTTGCGAGCTCCCTTAATACATCTGTCGTCGGGGGATTTTCAAAGATAATCCGGCACTTCAATAAAACGCACAGCGGCTCTCTTGTGACATATTGTGATCGAAATTTTTCTTCGGGAAAAACATACGGCTCTTTTGGAAAGCTAATAAGAACAACGGGGGTCGGATACAGCTGGTGTTCTATAAAGGGAATCACACTATCGCGCCACCAGACGCAAAAGAAAAAACTGAAAAAGCTGTACCCAGACATTTACGAAGATGAGAAAACAGAGAACGAAATCATGGAAGAAGCGGGGTTCTTCAAGATATATGATTGCGGTAACTTGGTTTTTGAATTGTGAAAGTATAGATACAAAAAAACCGCCCCGAAGGGCGGTTTAATTTCGCAATGTGAAATTCAGATAATGTTGCGAACTTGGATTTTCCGGAAGTAGGTATTGGTGCCGGCGCTCAGCGAGGTGAACGGATTAGCAACAAAACCATATCTTGTCCGGAAAGCGATCTTCGGTTGGAAGGTCTGTGGATCAACTGCTTTGTACAGCTGCAGGGGGATGTAAGGGCAGTAGAACGCTCCCGCGTCGAAACGCGAATTGCCTTTATAACCCACCATCAGGAACTGGTCGGCAGTCTGGTTAGCAGCGAACGGATCCACATACACGCGATAGCGACCATTCAGAACACCAGCGAAGGTGCTCGAAGCCTCATCCACCTTCAGATCGGTCGACAGAGCAGGAGCGTAGTCCAGCACACCAGCCATGGCCAGAGCCGAAGCAACGTCAGCCGAGCAGACGATGAAGTTACCCTTACCGCGACGGGTATTCTGGTACACAGCATTGGCTTCGCGCTCGATCTGGAACATCAGACCCTTGAACTTCTCCACGGACCAGCGACCATTGGAGTCGACGTCGAGGTCGAACACGCCAGAGGTAGCCGTACCAACTTGAGCACCAACTTGAGCTGCGTTGTACACCGTGCGGATAACTTCGCGGTTGATCTCGTTGATGATTTCCTGCGACAGGATGTTGCTCAGCTCGGCTTCTGCGTCCAGACCGTGCACAGCCTTCAAGTCCTGAGCCAGCTCGACCGAGTACTCGGCCTTCAGGGCGCGGGACTTTGCAACAACCGAGGTCTTCTCGATGCTGAACGCCATTTGGTTGAAGGTGGCGCCGGCATTAGGAGCAGGCGAGCCAAGCTTTTCCGATTCCAACGTGTCCATACCGGTACCAGTGGTAGAACCGGTCGCGCCAGGAGCGCCAGCATGGGTACCAGTGCCAGCGAAGTCGGTATCGGCTTCGTTGAACAGGGCTTCAGGGCCGCCTTGGGTACCATACTTGCTCTTCATCGCGAAGATCAGGCCGGTAGGCTGGGTCATCGGCTGCACGCCACACATGTCATACGCGATCATTGCGGGCATAGCGCGACGCACCAGGCTGATCAGCACTGGGTCGAACTTGGCAACGCCACCGGTGTCGGGCATTGCGCCAGCAAAGTTGGCAGGGGCATCTTCCATCAGGGCGCTACGCTCTTCACGCTGGGCGCGCTCGGTGTTCTCCAGGAGAACGGCGACGTCATGCTTACGCTGAGCATCAGCGATAACTGGAAGCTCTTTAGCTTCGATGATGGGTGCCCACTTTTTCAGCAGGGTATTGTTAACTTGAGGCATGGAATTTTTCCTTTTAGATTTTAGATACCGCGACGGATTGCAGCAAGATATTGCTTCATCGCGGGGTTGACGTTTTCATCAGTGGACTCTTCAATCACTTCCACCGGGGTGTCAGTGATAAACTCTTCCTGAATTTTGGCTTCTTGTTTGGCTGGTGCTTTGAAATAGTTTTCCTTCAGGATATCGAGCTTCTTCGCAAACTCCCCCTCGGAACTGAAGGTAAGTTCTTCAGCGAGAACGCAGAAACGCTCCGCATCCGACTCTACCATATCCTTGGTGGATTCGCCAATCATCGAGTGACGGGCAACTTCCTTCAGGGCCCTTTTCATTGCAACTGCCTCTTCGACAGCCTCATCCAGTTTCTCACGGAGTTCCTTTGCTTCTTCTTGAGCGGCTTCCACGAGGTCATATTTTTCATCAGGAACATCAATGTAATGACTCTCAAACAGGTCCTTCATGCCCGAAACAAAACTCTCCAAGATCTCGGTTTTAATGCCGCGATCAATTGCTAGTTGGTTACTATTCATCCACTGCTCGACCATATAGTCGAGGTATCCATCAACTTTATCAACTAGGCTCTCTTCCAGTACAGCAGCTTGTTTGTTCTTATGCTGCACGAAATTTTCGGTGATCTCAACTGCTTCCTTTTCCATGGACTCAGAAATCATCTCGACTTCTTGCTTCACACGGATTGCGACTGCAGATTCAAACACAGTGATGACTTTTTGTTTGAACTCTTCGGAGAGTTCTTCGCCTTCAAAGAGGGCGCCAAGATCGATCTTTTCCATAGATTCTTTCACTTCTTTTGGCTCTTCTTCATCAGACTCTTCGCCTTCTTCATCAGACTCTTCGGCATCGAGTTCGATTTCCGAGTCATCAGAACCTTCTGGCTCGTCTTCTTTCTCATCCTTGGCTCCTTCCAAGGAATCCAATTCTTTTTCTTTCAGTTCCTCAGCGAGTTGCATGAGTTCTTGAATTTTATCTTCCATTGACATACTTTTTCCTTTCGGGGTTTATTATTTATGAAAATTAAATTACACCATCAGCGAATTTTTGCAATGTCCGAAAGGAAGTTTGCAAATAGGTCGAGAGCCTTACCCTCGTCAATCTTTTGTTTACGAATCTCTTTCTGGTACTTCTCGATGATTCTACCATCATCCATGACCAACCATTCCTGAGATTCGTTCACTGCATCGACCCATGCGTTGATGCTGGACGGGTCTGATACAATATCAACACTGTACATCTTGAGGTCTGGGCCAACGAACTTGACCCCATTTTCTTCTCGGAGTGAACCGAGCGCTCTGGTGGAAACCCCAAGCTGAACGCCCCCAGTTAGCAATCCACGGACAATCTGACCCTGGGGTGTATCGAGGATTTTCGCCTTGCCGAGTACCTTATCTCCCACCATTTCCAATTCCGTGATCAGATGGCTGGCAAATTCCGGCTTAACCATTGGGCGATTCTCTGGGTGAGACAATTCCCCGAGAGCCCTGCGCTTGTCGACGAATTCTGCCTTATACTCAGCAACAGCATCCGCCATGATCTTTCTTGGGTAAATTCTACCATTGCGGTTCTTGAGTTCGGCCTCGGCGAAGACCCCCTTGATGAACAAGTCCTTCTTTCCATCATTGGTCGACTCCACGACAAAGTCAACCAGGCCGCTTTCATTGTATTCTTTGAGTAGTAGCATAATCAGCTTCCAGTTACCAGGGTATTATCATAAGAACCGAATGCCCATGGCTCGATCTTTGAGGCATACCCAGAGACCTTGCGGAGGGTGAGGTATACCTCACCAACGCCAGTGATTGTGACAACCAAGTCTTGGGTGGCATTGGTAGTCTCGGACCACCCGCCGTTCCCGGACATATCTAGCTCCCCTGCATTCTGAGAGAGGTTGAGAACAGCAGTGCCGCCACGGGAGACCACGATGCGATCTGATCCACCGCCGGAGATATTCCACTGAACATAGGCGATATTGACGGTGGGCGTGCCCTGGACAACCATCGTCGGGGACAGGAGATCAGTTCCCAGGGAGATTGTGCCATTGGCGCCATGAACCTTCACTACTGCGAGGGTCTCTGTTTGTTTCAACACGGTGATCGGCATGGTTTACTTCTTTGTTTTATTGTCTGGGGGATAGATCACTCAACCTTGCCCCGGATATACTGATGGGGAACGCGATACAGCTTGCCGTTCTCGTGGCGGAAGTTGATGGAGCGATCTTCGACTTTCTCGACCGTACCATGAGAGTCGACACCACCACCGCGAACGTGAACTGTGTCTCCCACTTTGACGGATTCATCGATACCTTCCGAAACAGCCTTCTTACTACCGCTCGGCTTAACGAGACCTTTGCGCATCTCCGCTTTGGTCATGTTGTATTGCTTGATGAACTCGGTGTCAGTGAGGCTTTTCAGATCAGCCATCGCCTCTTTGACTTTTCCCTCGCTCAGTGAGCATTCCGACGCGACACTCTCACTCCATGTGCGGGCTTGGGCAGTTTCCCACCCCAGATTCCATTGGTGTGCTGCTTCGCTGCCAGGAGAGTATGGGTTTTTTGTAACATCTTTAAGGAATGCGTCATAGCCTTTTTCATATGCAGCGCGCTCCCCCGTGCTCATCTTCTTGCCAAACTCTTTGTTAGGATCATACCACTTACCAGTCTTGCGGTCTTGAACCAATCCAGAACTGCCTTCCGTCACCTTGTTACCAGTTGTCAGGCGATTGATTGCTTTGTCCACGCCCTGCAGGCGCTTGTAGCCACCGAACTGGCCAGAATTCGGGAATGCTGGGTCAATTTTCTTCTTTCGGTCAGAGATATCCTTGGTCAACTTCTCGATTCGCCCGGCGTGTGTAGATCTACCATCTTTGGTGTAAGATCTACTCAGGTTAAGTTCTTTTCTTTTTTCGGTAGCTGCCTTTACCTTTGGGTCATTGTTCAGATCTACCTCGTGAGCGAACTTTTTCTTGGCATTGGCTCTTGCCTTTTGGATATACGAACCTAGGGTTGCACCAGAAAGCTCATCGAGGGTTTCCGATTCGTTTTTTGGTCTCGCTGGTTTGATCAATTTCCCACCGGGCTTGCTTGTGTCAGAATAGGCAGCGCTCAGGGCGACTTCTTTGTGATCGCGCTCTGGTCGTTTGCCGTCGAAGTCCTTCTTATATGCCTTCGAGAGCGATACCCCGGGGGTGAGACCTTCGGTCATTTCATCGGTCTGTTCAGATTCTTCTTTGACTGCGTCAAATTTTGCCAGAGCATTTCTGGCCAAATTCCGAACTTTGGAATATGAAGTATGTTTTGCGCCGGACTTATCCATGGCGACTGACTTGGACTTCTTCCAGTCCCCCTCATGCTTGAAGGAGGTGACGTTCCCTTCGGCGTCTTTCTTGACCGTGTCGACTGCCTCAGCCACTTTCTTTGCAGTAGCCGTAGCAATCGCCATCTTCTTGCCAACCGGCATATCAGGGTCATCGCGTTCGATGGCCTGTGCGATTTCTTCTCTTTTCTTCAGCTCAGCAGGAGTCAGAGCCCTCTCCTCTAGCTTACGTTTGTAGTTCAGGATTGCAACGGCTTCGTCCACGAATTTCAGATGGACAAATTCCTCATCAGAATATTTTCTGAGCATATGTTGACCAGAGCGAGCCTCATTGAGCATCGCACGCAGCTCTTTGAAAGTGTGCTGGTGGAGGGGGCTCTCTGGTAGAGGCATGACCAATTCGACTTCCTTCTCCTCACGGATGGTGGAGAGGAATTTTTCGACTACTTCGATTTTATCTTTGTGGACTGACATGTTTTGCCTTATAATTGTTGGGAAGAGCTTATTTGTTATTTTATAATTCTTCTGATTTTATTGTGAGCTCTTCCCAAACCTTGATTACTCTTGGACGTATTTGGAAATGCTATCGCCGATTTTGGGCATCACCCCATCGGTATTCTTTGCAAGAATGGTGTGCGTCGATCCGTCATTGGTGGTCACAACAACTTCACCGCGATTGCCCGTGGACGCGACCTGTTTGATTTTCTTTGGGTGATCGCCCGTGGACGCAGCCGCATCGATCTCTTCCACCGATTCGAACATCGCGGATGCAACTTCCAGCCGACGGGCATCAATAGCAGCATTGACTTTAGCCTGAGTTAGTTCCGAGAATACACCCTGCATTCTCTGGGAATCGCCAGATTTGATGGCCTCAATTAGATCTTTGGTATGGGTATTGTTCATTACTGGGTTCCTGTTCAATTTCCGAATCTTGGGCTTCTTGACTCTGATCCTGCTGGGACATATCGTTCTGCATTTGCATCATTGCCACCTGAGTCGTGATCGCTGAGGGCAGTGCATCTTGACCCTCCCTTTTGACATCGGATTCGATCTCCGCGATATCTTCATCACTCAGGCGAAGGACATTCTTCTGAATCCACTTCTTGCTATAATACTTACCAAGGTAAGGATCAACAGAAGCCAGGGATTGCACACGACTATTTATAATCTCCGATTCTTTCAACTCGGAGAAGTAATTGTCTTTCTGAAAGTCGAATCTGATCTTACCTTTGATGCCACTCCACTCATCCAGCCGAATGATTCCCTTGGCGACCAACTGAATCTTCAATAGATCCAGGAATAGCGTGCTGTAGCGGATACGGAGTTTGCCAATAAATTTGCTGAACTTAACCTCATCCCTGGTAATCTCGGAAGATCTACCGATGGAGAAGCCACCGCCCTGCTGGAACCTAGACTTCGGTACATTCAGTGCCTGGTAGAGCTTATCGCGGAAGTATTCGACAAAGTCAACCTGAATTAGACTCTGACTCCCCTGGAGCGTGGTAATCTCCGTTGCCTTGCCATTGTCTCGGCGGGCGAGCCAAAAATCCTCGATCATTGACATGTGCTTCTTGCCATCAGCGATTTCGCCAGTGGAGGCATTGTAAACAAGTTTGTTCTTGAACTTGTTCATAACCTCAGTCACATACTGCTCCGCCTTGATCTTTGGCAAATTACCAACGTCAATGTAAAACACCCTTCGATCGGGGGCGCGTGTCAGAGTATAGATGATAACTGCGTCCTCCAGCATCCGCAGCTGATTGGCTGGCTTGATTGCTTTATGCAAGTGGCCAACCAGGACCCCATTTTCCACCAGACCGCTATGGACAAATGCGACACTCTCGGTCGATAACTTAACGCCACTGATGCTATTCTCAACGACACCTCTATCGTTGTAGATGAAGAATTCCTCGATGCGCTCGACTACTTCCACGCCCTTATCGTTTCTTCTCTTGATGTAATTCTTGACCTTCTTTGTCTTCAGGGAATCCATCGGTCGAATCTCGGCAATGCCCTGCTTCACATCATTGTTCTTGAACAAGATATGGAAGTATTGTCTGCCATCGACATACCAAGAACGGACCAGGTCGTGGCCCTCTTGGTTGAAATTCAGTAAAGAAAGAACTTCCTTGAAAGATTCCTGGAACTTCTTCTTAATTGGATCTGATATTCTCAGATTATCCAGCTGCAACGAGACTGGATAATCTTCCTGATCGGTCACGATCATCTCATTGATGATATCGTCAACTGCGGAATCGATCTCTGGGATCGATTGCAATTGACGATACCTAACGATCTGTTCGGATTCGGTCTTTACGGTTGCATCCGGGTCATATGCAAACCCCTGCCAACCACCAGCGACAACGTCCTGCTGAATTACCAGAGAACCGTCGTTGTTAGATGGCGGGACTACCGAGGAGATTTCCTCCTCGGACTTCCCTCTGAACTTAAACCCGAAAATATCAGAAATAGCCATTACGCCTTGGTGTGGTAATTATATTGGAAGGTCACATCATACTGCTGAATCTGGTTATTCGCATCCCAGCTCAGTTGCATTCCGCCGACCGACATGGGATACGCATCAACAAATTTATACTTCTGAAGAACCGCATCATTCCTATCTAGCTGATGAACTTCCAGGTCAACTTGATACACCGATGGGAGCAACGTTCCGTTGGTAGATTCCGACTGGGAAATACCATCGACCCACTCTTCAAATGCATTACGCAGGACGAAATCGCCATCATTATAGACGCTGACGTTCCATGGGGAAAAGCTACGCTCGCCCGCCATGTGAATTGGTCGACCCCGATACATGATTGGGATGTCATCGACTTCATATCCAGGGATACTAGCCGAATGACACATGAACTCTGCCTTCTGGCCAGCCAAATTAGCGCCACTGACCAACCCCGCAGGGAAGGTAATAATACACCTGAACTGATTGGGGCGCGCTCCGCCAGAGCGCATCTGAGATTTAAATGTTGAAATTTCTGCTATTTTGGGTTCCTCGCTTTCTTACTTATTTGGGTTGTGATTAAACAGAAGTGTCGTTACGCATTGCTACTGGATCCAGCGATCTCAGAGAAAGCCACGCCGCCTGTTCGAGTGGCTACAAAAGACAGTTCGATAAAATTTATGCTGCGTGCGGGAGAGATAAAAATACTTGCGGCGAATCGATTGCCATCAATCACTTCCGCAGTATTGTTGGATTCGTCACACACGACCTTGAAGTCATACAGACCGCGACGACCCTTGACATCACGCAGGAAAGGCTCAACCATCGATCGGAACTGAGCGCGAGTCTGCGCATCGTTGATCTCGAACAGCTGGTACTTGGCAGCAGTGGCGATTGCCTTTTCCAGTGTGATGAACAAGCGACGAACGTTGATGCGATCGAACGCAGAAGGCTTGGCCAAGCCAGTCTTGTCGCCATAGAGCACCACACCCTGACCCGGGAAGCTGACAACTGGGTTCACGCCAGACTTGTACAGATTGTCGCGATCGGTCTTACGTGGACTGAAGGCGAGCTTCACCACATTCTTGACTTGGCCGCGGGTCATGCCAGCTGGACTGAACCATGGATCATCGGTGAAGTCGGTTCTTGCGCACAAACCAGCAATGTCGCCGTTCAGTGGAACCCAGCGATACTTGTCATTGTAGCGATCATACTGATACTTGTATCCAGTATCAACCATGAAGTATGAACTGGATGGTAGACCGTTGCGGTAAGTCAAGATAGCCTCAGCAACATCCGAGGTATTACCAACAAGAACTTCGCCGCTCGAGACATTCTGTGGGGACACGAATGCAACACAATCCTTGCGAGCTTCCGCGACGTTCTGAATAACCCACGATGCAACAGCGGTATTTGCCTTACCAACCACGATCAGGTTCACATCCAACTCTTCATCATTGGTGAACAGATCGAATGCACGGATTCGCTGACCATCTGATGCCGTCATATGATCAACGCCACCAGCCAGATCACGGGTGATCGCGGAGGCACCAATCGATGTGTAGGCGATGTTCGTTGCTGGCTGACCCCAGTTTGTTCCAACAGCCGGGTGATCCATCCACCAGATGAAGTTCGACTGTTCGCTCAGGACAGTCTTGTAGTAAGCGCCGCTACCGTCTTCCTTGCGAGCATCCGAGGCCTTGCTGACAAATTCAAACTTCTCGAGCACAGTACCAGCAACGCCGGACCACTTACCATCCTTGTCCACCACGACAATGTGCAGTTCATCATTCGTGCTACCATTGTTGCTTGCCCATGTCGAGGTGTTTGGCGCCGAATTGAACACACCACGGTAAGCCCAGGTTGCAAAGCTCGAGGAGTCCGCAACAGAAACGCGAAGGCTGTTTCCGATAGATCCTGGATACTTTGCGGCAAACTCACCAACAACAGCTTCGCCCTCGTCGAACGACGTGGTGTATGCACCGATGTTGTTGATTTTGATGCCACCACTGACGAGAGTGACGGTGCCAAGAACTGCTGGCGTGGTGTTGGTTCCGTTCAAGTTGACCGTTGGGGCGGAAAAATACCCAGAACCCGGATTGGTAATATCGATACCAGTCACAACGCCACCAGTGATAGCAACAGTACCGGTGGCCCGAATACCGCCAGTTGTCAGGATGACCGAGCCGATGGTTGCTGGAGTTGTTGGCGTTCCACCAGTGAGAGTAACAGTCGGTGCCACCAGATACCCCGAACCAGGGTTGGTAATCGTGATACCAACCACTTGACCAGCAGTTGCGCCGCTACCGAGAGCTGCGGTTGCTATGGCTTGAGTACCACCGACCTCGGGTGCCGGGATCACTACCGTCGGAGCGGCGCCGTAACCCGCACCAGCATTGGCAATCGGGATCGTACCAACTTGGCCAGCAGCGGCGGGTGCCGAGATAGAAACAGTAGCTGCATCAATTCCCGTGGAGAGGTAACCAGCACCACCAGAAGTCACCGGGACTGCATCCACGCTGAAAGTCAGAGTCGAGACAGCGTTACGTTGGCGGGTCGTGTCACTACGAACCACAAGGAGGTTGTTCGAGTATGACAGGAAGTTGGCGGCAGCCATCCAGTTAGCTGCGTTCAGGTCATTTGGCCTGCCGAAGCGGCCGACCAGTGTGTTTTCCGAATCGACTGTGGTGACATCCATCACGGGCCCCCAGCCAGCTTCAATGACAGCGGCGCCGATTGACGTAGCGACTGCGGGGACCACGTTCGTCAGGTCTACTTCTCTTACCGACACGCCTGGGGACAATTGTATCATTTTTTTTCCTTTTCTTAAACCATCAGTGCCCAATTAGGGTCTAATTCAATCTTTCTATTTAGGAGAAACTACCTTTCGGGTCTCCAGCCCAGAGAAACCTATTGCCGACCAGCATGGGTTCTAGTAGCGCTTCTATTTGGGGGCCTCATCTTTTGTAATCGGTCCAGCCATCATTCTCCGGATCGTCCACTCCATTGGAATAGAAACCAGCTGGGAGCATATTCTGCTCCTCCTCATCCTTGCGTTCCTGGAGGATTCTTTCCCGAACAGAAGCATCGGAGATTTCCTGGAATTTAGCACTGGTTACCAGATAGGCAAATAACACAAGACACATCGCGAGGTCGTCATTCCCATTCTCCGCTTCGAATGATTTGCCCTTGACTGCAAAGTTAGACAACTCCATGATGATTTCACTATCACAGACTTCTAATTTGTTGTTCTCGATGAGTTGCTTTAGAGTATCACAACCGACTCTCTTTGTCTTTGTGGTCGTCCTTAGCCCGGGCTTGGAGCCAGCACCACCCCAAGCGACAATCACATTGTCCTTGCAGAAGATAGTTTCTTCGTACTCATAGTCATGGTATAAGCTGTTGGCAACTGATTCACCGACGTCGTTCGTCTCGATTAGAACGGAACAATTGTTATATTCCCTTGCTGCCTTGAATAAGATAGATGGATACACCATCGAGGAGATGGTGTTGTTTCGATACTTGAACACAACCTTGTAGGGAAGCGCGGTAACATCGAAAACTACAAATGCAGAGTAATCGCCACCGCCACCCCTTGCCGTATCGGCAGTGATACAATATCGATGACCGGGGATCGGCCTCTCATAGACAGAGCTGTAGCTGCTTGAAACAATTGGTCTTTTCATGACCAATGATCGAAGAGCAGTCGGGGTAATCAGCGTGCTCGTGCTACCAAGAAACACAGTCTCCATTTCCTGGGAGAATCGTTCATCACCAAGAACTCTGCGTTGCTCGTCCGCCCATTTCTCATCGCGCCATGGGACTGCTCTCCATGTGGCCTCAACATGTTCGAATCCATTAACGCCGGAAACCGCTTCTTCCCAGAGCTTGTAGAAGTGATTCATTCCCTTCGGCGTGGAAACAATCAACAGCTTGGAGGTTTGACTAGAAGAGATAGTAGGGTATACGGATGTGAAAAATTCATCAGCTTTGCCGGATGGGACGAATGAAAATTCATCCAAGCAAAGTAGATCCACCGAGAAGCCTCGGATTCCGTCTGAGGTGGTGGCAGCAGCTAAAATTCTAGAGCCATTCTCAAGAACAAACGAACCCTTGTTCCATTCCTTCACTCCATGCTGTAGCCACTTCGGCAGGTGTTCGTATGTTCCCTGAACCCTCGAGAGAATCTCCCGGGCAGTTGACGCTTTGTTGGCGAGTATTGCGCAGGTCTTCAGTTCATTGAATATAACAAAATGACAGAGCAGTGCAGCAATAGTCGTGCTTTTGCCGTTTTGACGAGCGCACTTGACAATGATCTTTCGATGATTCAACGACTTGGTTACGATCTCCTTCTGGAAATCATACATTTTCATTGGCTGCAAGCCGTGATCAAGGGTCACGATCTTAACATACTTCTCGATGAAGTAAAGAGGATCATCCTTACATTTTACCCATTCCTGGACTTGTTCCACTGTCCACTCAACGGGAACATTGATACCCTTCAGGAGGGTATTACCATTGAAGCTCGTTGCGCTCATTCCCAGAAATCCGTGGTAATCTCACCAGTTGTGAGTGAGCCCACGCTGGTGTGACGTGCGAGCTTATCGTTGGAATTTGGAGAAATCAAGTCAGTATCGGTGCGTGAAATGACATTGCCAGCACCGACGCCGCCGTAAAGTTGAACCTTTGCGGTGAAGCTGAAGGTGTGTACGACCAGTCTTCTTTGGGAAAAATCCCCCTCGTAATCATCCGATGCGGTGATATTGTTCAGAATGACCGGAATGTCCTGAGTGATATTCATCCCCTGGATTGTGCGAATCTTCATGCTATATTCTGGCATGAAAACTGGGGCGATCTGTTCGATTACATCCAAGCTATCCTGAGTTCCCTTGGAGATCAGGTACATCTGAATCTCCAAGTTATAGGGGGCTGCTGCAAATGTGGCCCGAATTGATCCATCTGGCTTGTGGCACGCGATCTTATTATTCCTATTGGAAACTCGACTCGAGTCATAAGAAATACCAACAATCTCGAATGCAAGCCTCGGCAGGGAGGTGAAGATATTGCTTGTATTATCGAAGTCTGGCCCCTGTCTCAGCCTAACAAAGATCTTTTCCTTCGGACCATACGTGATGGGGACCTGGATAAGTTGACTCTGAGTGCCATCGGTATTGTTTCGGATAATCTTCAGTTTACTGAACAATGCACCAAATGCAAGAACAGTATTCTTGATTACTTCATGTTTGTATGGAGTCTCGAACATTACAGATCACCAAATGGATTATTCTGGTCGAGGACTAGATCGTTGGCTCGATCGATGAACTTCTTGTTATCTGCTGCTCTGACTAATTCATCCATCGATGGGTTGACAGTGACATCAGTCGAATGCTCGACCTGGAACGTATCGATCGCGTCATCCCCAGTGGTGATTCTTTCACTGGAGTAACGGAACATATCAATGGTGCATCGGTAACTATAATATTGGCCGAGTTGATAGAAAGGCTTTTTGTTATCTACGTAATTGATCTCAAACATCGCCTTGGCCATTGGGATATAGATCAGATCCGATTCGGCTGGTCTATTCGGGAGAATCGACTTACCATACCTCCCAACAGCTTGTTCCCAGCCGAGCTTAGAAATAACAATGGTTGCATTCGAATCGATCTGTAGGCCGAATTTACTGGCAAATGAATTCTGACCTTCGAACGCATCAACTGTCTCCAGGTAGATCTGAATTGGGAACGCATCCCTGAATTCTGAAAGCTGGTCCTCACCAAAGATCTTATCCTCAGCGATCAGTGTCCGTGGGATATAATTGGCATCGATTGAATGTATCTGAATAGCCTCATGGTGGAGTTTTTCCAAGAGGTAATTCTGATTCCCATATGCGGGGGGGTGTAGGCGGAGGGTGGTCAAACTTTATTTTCCGAGAAGTTCTAAAAAGTTCTAAAAAGGCTCCATTATTATTTTTTCGGACCCGGAGTATGATATAATAGCATTGTATGCATCCTGCGAATGGTTTGCGACAGGTTGGCTGCCGGGCGCCGGCCGGCGGTTGTCAATGATTGGTCGTTGAAAAGAAATGCAACTGTGCCGCAGGCACATCGGCGAAGCCGAACAGCGGAAGCTCCGTATAACTTTATCCGACTACAAAGCCCAGTGGCGATTGATTGTTGATGATATCCTGCTCGATTTCTTGAATCTCTTGCAGCGCCTCTTGGTACAAAGTATTACCATCAATGGTAACACCACCGGGCAACTGAATCTGCTCGTATTTCTTATACGCCATTGACCACTGCTTCTTAGTTAGTGCAATGGTATATTCCTTGAATTGACGATTGTTATAGAATCTAGTATTGGTCTCTGGGTCTAGAATTGAGTAACAATCCACGAGCAAGAACTGACCCACAACAACTCTACTAGACCAATCCATATCGATGTGAAGAGCCCCGGAGTTTCTATTGAATCTAAACTGCCTCTGCACAGTCAATTGATTCTCTAGCAATGAAAGATGACTCATCACTTGACTGTAGTAGATCATGCTGGTCGATGACAAATCCCGCAGATCCCATTGTCTCAGTTGATATTGTAGATCGAATATGTTGGGCTGAATCGAACCGCTATTCGACATATTGAATAGGGAATTCACACCCCAGATATGATCTGGCAATGTAACATACCCATTGTCAATATCTGTCTGAGTTACTTCATGTTTATAGAAGAACCGATCGGCCCCATCGTAGTAATACTCGTGGAAGAATGCGATTGCCTCATCAATTCGGTCATCAAATGCCTCATCCGTGATGTCGATCTCGACCAATGGGTGGCCAAGGGCTCTCAGTGTGTATTCTTTTAACTCGGTTCTAGATGTTACTGGCATTCAGAATACCTGGTATGTTTTCCTACTGGATCGAATGAATCAAGCAACGCTTGGGGCTGTCGCTTCGATCATCAATGGATTCTTCCGATTAGGATTTCTGTCTTGCGCTCTTCTGTGATGAGATTCAGACTGACCAGGTAGCTCAGCGCGTCTTTTGTTGACTGCAAGCCGAGGTCTACATGAGTTAGTCTTGGATCGTTAACGATTTCAAAGAAGTCCTGCACCGCCGGGTCGGCGCTGACCTTGATGGCGATGCGCTCCGGGCTGGTGAACAACAGCTTGAACTGCACGGGGCTGACCTTGGGTGCCTCGGGTTCGGGTGGTGGCGGAGGTTCAACCGGGGCGGTGGCCACCGCGGGCTTCACCAGTTCACCATTGACCCAGCCGTCACCGCTGGCCGCTTCGGTGGGCACCTCGGTGTCATAGAACTTGGCAATGTCCGGGTGATACAGGTCAGCAGGGTTGCCGGGGGCAATGTCGCGGATGCGGTCGTTTTCGATCCATGCGTATTTCATTGTTCTTTCTCCTTGTGCTCACCACACCATCCCTCATTAAGCATGATAGGAAACAGCGAGACTGTGCTTTCATCGGGGCGCAGAAATATCTGCGGGGGATTGCATCGACAAAATCCCTGGGCATTAGTCTGTGGCAGGAAGTATTTACATGTTTGGCAAG